TCTACCATGGAGTTCGCACAATTCGGACATACCGAGAGAGAAAGCTTTACGGAGGTCTCCGATTTTGCAAGCTCCCATGTTGATGTGCTGAAGCAAACATGTTCCTCTGCTTTTGAGGAAGACTTCAAGGCATACATTGCCGTAGATTCGTTCTCCATTTTTGTCATACCTTATTTTTGTGAGCCAAATATCCCCCGACTTGATTCCATGGAGGATGGCGGTCTTAACATCTTCAGAGCTTTCTTTCCAGAGCCGTTCGTCAAGGTTGACGCACCGTTTGATCCAGGGAAGTTCAGACCTAGGACACTGCACGAAATCAATAATATCGGGATGGTTAATATCGAGATGAGCCACAACAGCGCCGTTCTTGTAGACTCCACCTCTTCTGAGGGTTTCATTTAATGTTGAGTAGATTTTTGCGAAGGATACTGGTCCAGAAGCTGTAAGACCTTTGCCGTTTTCACTTCCTTTGGGTCGGAGCTTTGATAAATGGACAGCAACGCCTGCTCCAAATCTAAGTCCGTGGCTGACGTATCTCCACGATTTTTCAATTCCATTATCTCCCTCCATTGAGTCTTCTACAACGAAGACAGTACATGATACGGGTAGACGTGATTCTGGATTATCGATCCAGTTCTGAACTCGACCAGTTCTAGCTATTAATTCAGACATCTATATAAGATCGGTAAGTGTTGGTGGTTTATAATTTTTGCTCTTTAATACTTTTCCATCGTCTCTGTAGATCGGCTTACCGTCTTCATCAAGTTTGGACATATTGCTTTCATGGACTCGACGTAGAGCTTCGTCTAAATCCCAATTCATATTTACTGCATATTGATAACACACATATACAAGATCTGATAACTCTTTTAAGGCATCAGCTTTTAAGTCGTTGTTATTCCTAAATAACAGTCCCTCGGCTTCTAAGAATTCTTTGAACTCTTCAACGATCAAATTCTTTTGCAAATTCCTCGAAGTCCGACTCGACGAGTTCTGGACATTGAATCCCTCCCTGAACTCTTTGGCTTGTTCTAAATTCGATTTCATTAGATAGGTAGTGGATAGCTTTAGCTAGATCTTCTATATCGTTATCTTTATGACCTGCTCGACACACATATTTAATTACATTCCCTAAGTGGAAATTCATTCCTTGATCACGAATAAAATCCCAGACTTGGATGCTTCCACGCTTGTAATAAGATGGTCCGCGATCATTGGTGGTTTTGGCCATTTGTCTAATAAATTTTGTAAGCTATTAGCTAGTACAAAGTTCTGTTTTTGTAAGGCAAGGAAAACGGTAACTATGTCCTCTTTCTTTGCCTCTGGTTTTGCTAAAATAAGTTCTAATTGTCTAAGCTTGAATTCCTGCTCCGTCTTTAACTCTGTAATTGGCGGAGGGGGACCATAAAATGGGTTGTTGTTTGTCATGGTCATAATCCTCTGTGGTTAGTATTTTTGCCAATCTTGCATTGACTAGAGCAGCTTCTTCGTCTAAATCTTTTTCTTTAAAAGCTTCGACTACGGTTTTCCAGGTATAACCTTTTTCGTTAAACAACGACGTAGCACGCTTAACCCCAATACCAGGGACACCTGAATAACCATCAGTGTTGTCTCCTGCCATTGTTTGAATGAGGTGCCATTTAGCTCCTTCTTCTTTTGTGATGAGTGTGCTTTCTTCAAAGTTATATAACGTCCCAGGTATTTGTCTCATATCCTTATCAGGGGAGATGATTACGTTCCCTGGATTCTGTGTTGAGTACACTCCCATACCATCATCGGCTTCGAGTGTAGGCATTATTACCACTTCATACTCAGTCTTGAGTTTGTTGATAATACGCTTGTAGCCACAGGGTTTCTTGCGATTTCTGTGACCCTTATAGTCAGGTTGGATTTCCTTGCGGAAATTAGTGCTGTCACTAAAGAACAGAATAATATCAGCACCATGTCTAAACCTACTAGATATGCGTTTAAGTTCGCGTTTAACACATCCGTAGGCTTCGGTGAATTTGCTAGTAACAACGATGACATCATCGCCGAAGTCGATTTCTGATTCCGCTGCGGCACAACATTTGTAGACAATAAAGTCTGCATCAATTAATAATTTCATATTTAGTGGACTTCCGACCAGTTCATTCCTGCCTTCGACTCAGCAGCAATGGCTACTCGTAAGTTGTAGTATTCACCAGCTTGTGCAGCAGATCTCTCTAATAATTCTTTGAGGTAATCTACGTCTTTCTCTTCACATTCATATTGTAATTCATCATGAACGAATGCAAGTTGGTGAGTAGTTTCTGGTAAGGATTCATGTGTAATTAACATCCAACGTTTTGCTAATACAGCACTTGAACCTTGGATGAGGTAGTTCAGTGCTTTGTGTTGGCTTTCGACGATGAGCGTACGCCCGTCAATAGCCAGGATCTTGCCTGTGGTAGACCGCTTCTTAACAGCCGATAGCAATTCTGCCAAACCTGGGATTGCGTCAATGAATGCTTTCCTGACTTCTTTTCCCTTAGCTTTTGCTTTAGCTCTAGATAATTGCTTATCAACTGAGAGTCCGATTTTTTCATCACCTGCTCCATATAGAAATGCGTAAGTTACTGTTTTAACTTGTCGCCTGGTAATTCCAATCTTGTCGGCGTTTGTTTGGTGAATGTCTCCGTTGAGAAGGATTTTTGCATAGCGTCCTTCATCATATTTTGCAAGATAATGGGATAGTACTCTAAGCTCAATACCGCTAAGGTCAGCCCCGCACATAACCATGCCAGGGGATGCCGTAAATAATTTCCTAAATCTTTCATCACTAGGTACTTGGGCTAAATTAGGTTTTCGATGAGCACATCTAAATGTGTTCGTAGCTACTGAGCAGTGGTGATGAATTCTTTTAGACGTCGTAACAAGCTTGTTCCATGCGTTCACGCCTTCGGATATCATCCCTAACTGCTTCTTCAAATCCAGGCAACGTAGAAAAGATAACGCAATATCCGTCCCAATATCCTTGAGAACTGTTTCGTCTATTACTGGTTTCTGGTTCTTGGAGCTTATTAATGTAGGCGTCCAGCCATAATGTGTTTGTAATATCCATGAGATATGATCCCTAGATGTGGGATTCAGCTCCTTAAGTCTGGTACTTTCAGCTCCAGCGACCAAGCCTCTGGTCCTATTATCTCGTTTAGGAGTAAATAGTGATCCGCTAACGAAAGGGTGCCGCTTTCGAAGTACTTGAGAAGTATCTTCCAACTCTTTTCGGAGAGTTGACTCAAGTTCCCATGCAGCTTGTTCATTAAAATACCATCCATGAATTTCTTGTTGTGTAAGTAGTTCCGCTACCTTGTGCTCTAACGTGAGCCAGTCAGGTAGGGGTGAAAGTGGTCGCATAATCTTTTAGTTACTGCTACGTCTTGTTCGCAATACATCTGCATCTCGGGAGACCATTCCTGCCAATCAGTAGTCTTTCCAAATTCTCCTTTATATTCAGATAGGCGATGACCCCAAGCTTCTAACGAATGACGTCCGTATAACTGTAAAGGCATGTGCTTGTTTAAGCCTTTATCCTTACGTTTCCAGTCGATATCTAATAAGTTTGGATGGAATAAACGTGAAAGAATTAATGTATCTAATACCTGAGCATTGAGTTTGAAATAACCATAAAGCTTTCGTATGCAAGGAAGATCAAAACCGACAATATTGTGGCCGATAATCCAATCTGCACTTTCCAGTCTGGATATACCTTCAGTGATAGAATACTGATTATTTTTTTCATCATTGAAAGATTCGATTTCATCTAAATCACTGTCATAAATAGATATGCAATGTATGCGTGTTAAATCATGTAGAAGTCCATTAGTTTCAAGGTCAAATACGAGCATCATGTTTCCAAGTGAACGTTTTATCTTTAAACTTGGCTTTCTGGATAGCTTCTTTAGTTGGTGGTTTAGGTTTTTTCAAATGTTTATACCAAGGATGTTCATAACCACCATCAAAAATCCGTGGTTGGGTTGAATTCTTCGGTCTCAATTTCATGTTCCGTGAAACGACATGTATCTAAGTTGTAAGTAAGTTTTGAGCAAACCCCTACTTCGCCTGAATAGCGATTTTTAAGGAGTCGCACAGTCGTAGAGCTTCCTCCTTGATTGGATTGCTGATCTCTCTCGAGCGCAATGACCGAATCGCTAAGTTGAGATATAGAAGCACTTCCTCTGAGTTGTCCAAGTGTGACTCTTGCTCCTTCTTCGTGATTTTTATCTTGTTGTGTTCTTCGTAAATGACTAACTAGAAATAGTGATATACCTGTTCGTTCAACTAAGCTTCTTAGCTTGGTCATGGTAACGTCAATCATCCTGCGTTCCTCACCTTCTAATCCACTAAGTAATATGGATAAGTGATCTAGGAATACAACACGACACTCCAATCCACAGGCAAGGTATTCGATCCGATTGAAAATAATGTCCGGGTCAAAAGAACCAAAGCCATCAAACAGGTAGAGATTCCAATTAGCAATGGTATTACGAAAATCTGTTTCGAGTTCTTCTCGCTCATGTTCTCCAATGTGTAGTGCTTTGCCTAACTTTGTGGACATCAGTCCTAAAGCTGTTCGTCTGTTTGATTCTTCAAGTGCCAGATAGCCGACCCGTTCTCCGTTTTCGAGAAGGTGAGTTGCAAGCTCCCTGCAGAAGGAAGATTTTCCAGTACCAGTACCCGCAGTAATTGTCGTAAGCTCTCCGTATCTGATCCCGTGTGTTTTATTTTGTAGTCCAATAAATGGGTACTCATGATTGCAAGGTGGTTCGGGTGTTGTAACTACATCTAATAAGTCCTTCCCTTCGACGATCCCGTCAGGTCTAAATTCCTTCGCATCCCAGATAGCACGCCGTATCGCCTCAGCATCCCCCGCCTGTAGCGCGTCCGATGCGTCCTTATACGAGTCAAGTCTCGCGATCTTGACCTTCCCAGGTGGTAATACTGCTGCAACTTCCTCCGATGCTTTTCTTCCAGCCTCATCTCCATCAAAGAAGAGTACAATTTCTTGATACCCTTGAAAGAGAGGTATTTGCTTCTGAATGTCTTTCTTCGCTGAGGCTGCGCCATGTGGAAGAGAGACCATTGGCCATCCCTCCATAGCTTCGTAACACGACGCAGCATCTAATTCACCTTCAGTAACAACAATACGCTTGCCAGTAGTAGGGAATAAATGCTGACCAAATAAGGTGTCAGTGGAAACTCCTTCATAGTAAAAATCCTTTTGCTTAGTCTTTACTTTTGCTCCTTGAAGTACTCCGTCGCTCGTGAAATAATGGAAGCGTAGAAGTTCTCCGTCTCGGAAGATTTTGTATAATTGATTTGTCTTCTCGGATATACCTCGACGTTGCAGCCTTTGAGCTGATCCTCTAATTTGTACATCTGATTTCATTTGATGAGTGTGCTTTACTTCTCCATTCGCTGGAGTACGCGTGTGGCATACAAAGCAATAAGCATGACCATCGGAATACAAAGAGTTTGCATCCGATGATCCGCAGTTAATACATGGTGTATGTCTAACAAATTCGCTTTCTATATGAGCCATTCCATTGGTATGTTGACCCATGATGTCCATGGGATTCCATGACGTTCACACCATTGTGCGTACGTCGTCTTAGATTTTTTTGAAATTTTATTGTAAGGGTTTTGAAAGACCATCCTTATATCTAAGTCTGGATTCTGTTCCTTTACAGCTTTCATTTTGCGCCTGTCTGCTGCATCCCAATAGCCTTTCGTTTCTAGATAGACATGATTAGGGAGTAGAAAGTCTGGGCGGTAAAAGTGTTGGATTTGATAAGAGACTTTAGTTGGTTCATATTCATAATCAATACCTAGTTCACATAGTAAATCTGAGACTTGCTCCTCGAGTCGTGAACGAAACATTAGAAGTCATCGTCAACCTGTTCCGAGCATGGAGCTGAATCTTGTACAGGGTTAGGTGTATCAGCTTTATAACCTTTACATTTACCAAACAATTCAGCAGCTTCAGTCTCTCCTAAATCTCCAGAGTCAATACCAGCTGACCCAGCAACTGAGACAACCTGAACTCCAGATAACTTTAACGAGGTGCCATAAGTAACACCATCTCTCAATAGATAAGGTTTTTGTATAAAACCTAGCTTGACCTTAGATCCTTCATAGACAGGAGTGTTTTGATCTTGGATTAATGTCCCTTCTGTATCTACGATAGGTGGCTTCTTATCTTCACCCCAAGAGAACTTGATTATATATTTACCCTTGGCAACTTCTTCCCATGGCTCGGGACGTAAGGTGCTGCGCTTGGGGTTTTTGAGTTTTGATTCAGCCCACTTAAGACACTCAACTCTCTCATCTTCTAAAGCATCGACAAGTTCTTGTCCTACTTCAGCCTTCAAGCTGTAGCCATATTGACTAGGCTTCATGACAGCTTGGAATCCAGATAATGTAACGGGTGATGGTGTAACGTGTATAGCTCTAGACATCGCTAGTTACCTCCTGATTCTTATCTTCAGCAGGAGCCAACTCTTTAGCTAGGCTTTGGCGATACTCTCTTAGTTCAGCTAACTTATCGTCAACTGCTTTAAGTCTTTTCATTTTAGCTTCTCGCTCCGCTGCTTGTAATCTCTCTTCAGAGACAACAACAATGGTAGGTGGTGCGAAAAAACTATCGAATAGTGAATACATTTAACAGAAAAAATAGGTTGATTCGATTACAGACTCAGGCTTCAAGCCTCCTATAATCGGTGGTTCAGACTCTGCTCCAATTTGTTTGGCAAAGTCAGTTAGGTAGTCATGCTCGGCAAAGAGATACATATATGTCTCACGTACTATCCTTGATAGCTCACACATATCAGTTGCACGACATAAAACTGAATCATGTATAAGAGCTATTGGATTATCAAAATGT